GGAGTGAGCCGTTTGCAGCGGCCACGAGCGACGACCTTCAAGCGGCTGTCACTCACGCAGAAACTCGCTTGACAACCCGCCAAGTTTGGCGGAGCATTTACACAGCATGAGCCTCTTTGACCCAAATAACCCTGACCCCATCGGCCTTGAGCGCCTGTTCCGCGCCCTCCCTGGAATGGCCCACGCCACCGTCTCCAAGCAGAGCTTCAAGAAGGCTCCCCCGGAGTTCACCCGCTGCTGCCCGATCTGCTACGAGATGTTCCGGCCAGCTACGCTCGTGGGCACCGGCCAGTTGAAGGCTGAACAGTGCAATGCCTGCAAGCAGAGCCTGGCGGCCGGGCTCACCGCGTTGACCACGGCTAGTAAGCGGTCCTGCTTCGTCAACCTGAAGGAGATCGCTCCGGGGTCCGCTGGCACCGTGCAACTCGTCACGGATGCGGAGATGGATGCCTTCAAGGCGCGTGACATGGCGGGGCGAATCTGGAAGGTGCTCGTGAAGCACTGCGGGTGCGATGCTGCCGGGGTGGTGGCGTTCTTCCAGTTCGCCGTGGAGAATCCTCCGCCGTTCGATTATCCGCTGGCGGATGGGTATGTGCTGCACTTCTCCGGGGAGGGGATGCTGGGTGTGACCAATACGCAAGGTCGTGAGTGCGGGGACGCGAACAAGGAACTGCTGGAGCTTGTTGAGGAATGACCCTGCTCCAGAAGCTTGACCGCATCCCGCCGTTCCTGTGCATCGCCATTGCGACGGGCCGGAAGGACTTCCTGACAATCGCCCAGGTGTCAGCGTACTCCAGCGTACCGCTCCGCACCATCGAACGAATCTCTACGCGCATGTCATGGGGGAAGGTGAATCTGGAAACCGCACACCGGGTGACGAACGCCTGCGGCATCAATCTCCTCCACCCAGGAAAATCCCTGCGCTATCTCAAGAACACCATCCAGTCGAAAAGCCCGCTGCCAATGCTGGGAGCGGTGCAGCGCCGGGCTTTCAATCGGAGGTTTACGGAGTGGCGACAATCACTCAAACCTGCATCACCCGCGCCTGCACCTGCACCCGTGAAGCGATGAAGGAAGCGCCGACCGGTGGCACCACCTGTCCAAACTGGTCCTTGGAGATCGCCGTGATCTCGTAATACAGAAACCTCCCCTGCTCGAACAGCGGCCAGTTTCTACCCTCGCTAGGCCGCGTGTTATTGGCCAGGTACTGCGCCTCGGTGTCTTTATCAACGCAGTGGATCTCCCGGTCGGACTGGAGATGCCAGAGCACCTCGCAGTAGCCCCCATCCGTGGAGAACTCATCCACGTAATCCGGTGCCAGATCATCCCCTGGGTACGCGAACGCCAGCACATTACCATCAGGGTTGGCGTCCCGTGCCTCGTAGGAAGTGCCGATCCTCAGCCGCCAGTAGTTGAGCGGACCGAGCAGGAAGTCCTGCTTGGCGTTCAGGAGGAAGTCGTTGATCTGCTTCTCCCGGTCCATGTTGCCAAGCGGGAACATGCCCCGGATGATCGAGAAGTAGCCGTCTGACTGATACTGACCGACGAACGGCTGGAAGGTGCCATCCGGCCCGAGCGTGCCCGTCCCCGTGGCCGCGTTGGTGCAGGTGTCACGGTGATACGAACTGCCAAGCTCCTTCAGACACCAATCTTCCGACGATGCGCCGACGATGATCTGCTGGGCATTGCACTCCTGACAGAACTCGATAAGGCGCTTGTCGCCGAGCTGTGCGCAGAAGGTGCGCAAGTCCACAGTGCAGGTGTCCAGCAAGTCGCCAATGGTCATCTGCGCGTCCGACCGAAATGAGGTGAAGGCCGTGAATCCGTGGTCGATGATGTGGGCCGTCAGGGAGCGGAGGTTGGCATGGATGGTCCGGTATGGCTGGCAGTCAGTGCCGCTCCGGGGCCACGACCACAGGATGCTCTTCTTCTCTGGCCAGTACTGACCTACTGGTCCCCGGCAGCACGTCTGGTCGATGTTGTCGAAGACGAAGTTGGAGGAGCGCCACAGCCAATCTGGACGATTGGGCTGCTGTACGTAGAGATTCCATTCATAGAATCCATCCCGCCCAGCGTACCAGCAGTTGGAGCCGTCCGTGACCAGCGTGTCCGGGTAAACGAGGCAGCGATCCTTGCTGACGGGCTCCGTGTAGGTGCGGGTGAATCCGAAGGTATTTCCGTTGACATAGCAGCGATAGATCGACCTGTCGGTGAAGATCACCAGGTTGCTCTGCACCTCGATGGCTCCGAGGATCGTCTCCGTGTACGGCAAGTCCTGAAAGCCTGCCACCGTGTCCAGCCCGGAAACCCACGTCAGCGGCTTGTTCACGCCGCTCCAGCGCACCCGGCTCGGATAGAAGCGGCCATCCTGGGTGACGCCCAGCAGGAACACGCAGCCGGAGAACTGGGTGGCAATGCGCGCCTGCGTCACCTTGAGGGTATTCAGGTCCGCCACCTCGGCCACGGAATTCATCCCGCACGCGGCCGGGGACACGCCGATGACGTGTGACTGCGGCTTGTCGATGCCGTTGGTCAGGATGAGCGTGTCCACCGACTGGCCAGCACTCCAGCGGATCTGGGTGTCCGTCGCCGCGCCGCCGCCGAATCCCCTCGCCACCGTGGTCCACGACCCATCACTCTCGTTTAGGAAGGCCAGCCGGGAGCGCGTACCACGGTAGAGCTTGCGGGCCTGGTCCGTGCGGGTGAATTCGGAAAGGAAGGTGATTGGCTCGCGCGTGGGGGAGGTGTCGTAGCAGTCGCCCTGATCGTGGGCATCCTGATTGGAGTAGTGGGCGGCATCGTGGAGCAGCCGGTCCCAGCCGTAGCCCCGCGCCAGCCGGTCGCTGGTGTCCACCTCCATGTTGAGCTTGAAGCGGAAGGACAGCGGCGGGCAGTCCTCCGGATTGGAGCGCGAATCCATCGGACCCGTCAACGGGCGCATCACCACGGTTTTGAAAGGCGAGGCCATTAGGAGGGAATACCGCCAGCAGCGGTCACGTCAGCCATGGCCGTGGAGCCGAGCATTTTGAGCGCGGCTGGAGAGAGACACCCGGAGCCGTCGCGGATGGAGTACAGATCGCCAGTGCCAGTGTAGAACACCATCTTCTGGCCGCCCTTGATCGCCAGCGCATTGAAAGTGCCACACGGGTTCACGGAGCCGCAGGAGAGCGTCGCCACGAGCGCGAGCCCATATGACGGGTTCGGAGTGGTATTGATCGTGAAGAGCGTTCCTGCCACCGCGCTGCCATCGCAACCGTACCCGTAGAGGATTCCGCTGGCGTCAAAGCTGATGGAGTCCGGCTTGAGCGTCCCAGTGCCACCCCAGTAGATGCCAGCGCCCAGGGCCGTGGGTACTCCGGTGGTCGTGTTGACGGTGTAAATTTGCGGAGCCCCGAGGCGATTGGACATGAACAGCGTGCCGTCAGCGCGGAAGCACAGCGAGTAGTCAGGATTCGGGAGCAGGCCGCCACCGGGGACCGTGATTGCAATCGGTGTGATGACGCCGGTTGAAGTGCTGATCGTGCCGAGCCATAGGTCCAGCGGATGCACTCCAAGTGTCCAGTCGTAGTAGAGCACGAACACCTTGCCATCGGAAGGCCGCACAGCAATTCCTGTGATGACCTCGTTCATGCTGCCGTTGATCGTGCTGTAGGTGAACGAGGAGGAGTCGATGTAGAAGAATCGGCCCCGGTACACGCCGCTGTCGAGGAACCGGCTGGCCATGTACAGCGAGACGCTGCTGGAAGCCCCGGTGGTGGATGATCCGGTTCCGCCGCCCGCGCATCCCGTGGCGCAAATCTTGTCGATAAACTCCTGGGTGAACGAGCCGTCCGGGTTGTAGATGTTGGCGTACCAGTCCGCCACGTAGTTAATCATCGCCACGTAGTTCTGGAGGACCGTGCAGGCGGGATCTCCCGAGGTGACGCGCAGGGCGTTGAACTGGGACGGTGTGGGGAGAGCGGGTAGGGCCATAATCAGCAGGAGGTGGCGCAGATTTGGGCCACAAGGTTCGTTGTCAGGGAGCCGTCCTCGTTGTACCAGCAGGCGTTGAAGTCGGCCAGCAGGTTGTTGCCGTTGAGCAGGATGTTCCGCAGCTCATCGCAGGTGGGATTCTGCGGATCAGCCGGGCGCAAGGCGTCGAACTGGCTCGGAAGCGGACAACTGGTCATGCCAGCGGGATACTGGCTGACGGGGATGCGGTGTCAATGCGATTTAGACACCCTTCCTTCGCCTCCAAAAACACGGACCAAATGTGTCAGATTTTTGAGTCAAATCTGAAGTTGACCAGAAATGATTCAGAACCCAGCACTCATCCGTCGGAAGAAGTGGTAAGTTTTCAGACTTCTCTTGATCTGTTATGATGTACGTGAAATTATCAGGATCACTTCTTGGTGGAATTTCAGAACGCTCGGAAGATTTGAACTTCCGAACCAGGTCCATTGTTTTTTCACCAAGGAGAGATG